TCGGCAGTGGCTCTATCTATATCATCGGCAAATTCGTCGGGAATGGTCACGGCCTCAGTGCGGACTGGCTTAACGCTATCACTGATAGGGGGCATGTAATCCACGCCGGCTAGCTGGATAGGCTCGGCCTCGTCTTTGACAGGAACCTGCTGCTTAGGCTCTTTCGCCAGGGCAGTGATGGTCCGCGAGGCAGCAATAGCTGCCTTAGCGACGCCAGAAGGCGCGCCAATGACAGCCATAGCGGCCTCAGCAGTTGCACTAATCACAGGAATGAAACGTTCCATCGAATTGATTTGCGCCTCAGTCAAGTCCGCGCGAGCGCAGTACTCGTTAAAGAAGACGACGGGAGACTTTGTTAAGGTATAGGTGATGAAAATCCGAACCTTCCGCCTAGTCTGCCGAGAGTTGTCCAGACCCCACTGCGCTATAGCGGCACGTAGGTGGTCCTCGTCATACTCGATGCGGTAAGTGCGAAGGGCAGACTCAGCCTGGTCATTCTCAAAGCCACCAATCAACGGCAGGTGCATGTAGTGGTAGACCAGCCGGTGGTATGCGAACCTAACCCAGCCCGTCTTTGCCAGCTGCTCAGCCACATCGTCCTCGAAGTCGGCACGGACTCGTGTACCGGGAAGGTAGTAGTCCAGATTACCGCAGTAGTTCGCAACGCGCTGACAGGAGAAGCTCCCCGCGTGCAGACCTACGACACCCCAGACGCCGTCAACTTCCATAACCAAAGGCAGACCGCAATAGCCACCAAAAGTAGTTGCAAAATGCAGGCCCTGTGGCGTAAGCTGAGTAGGCGCTAGGGAGTAAGTGCCGTCGGTATTGGGTCGAATAAGGTAAGCAGGTGCGTCGGCTAGTGGAAAGGGGAACACAGGGATGGGGACTGCTTCATCAGCAGGCTCAATGACCAGTGGGCTCTCCAGATACCTAGGGTCGTCGGGGCTGAAAACATGGGAGGGAGTCAGCCTGCTATTACCGACAACGCAGGAATGCACCCGCCGGGAGACGAAGTCAGGCCCAACATATGCCTCGAGCTTAATGGATTGGGCAAACGGGCGGAGGATCTCAGGCACCGGGCGGATATCAGCAAAGACAACAAGGGACTCGTTGACCGCCAGTTTACGGAGCTGCGTAGCGACCTTCACAGCAAATTTGCTCCTGTTGGGATCTAGGCTGATGGTTCTAGGGAAACCGCCGGTAGCCGCCACGCGCCTGATTAAATTGGCGCTGGAATGGTCGCCCTGCGACTCGTAACGGTTGGCAAGCACCTCCGCCTGACCCGCAGAATCTAATACGAGCAGAGTGGAGG